GAGTTCCCGTACTTGATAACACTTGACCTGCCGTTCCAACAACTGAATCCCCGTCAGATAAAGTACCTTCTACTGATATGTCCTCAACTATAACTGTATCAAACGTAGAGCCACCTATTATTGTGAGGTCACCCGTAAGAGTAATATTATTAGTAGCAGTATTACCTGCCGCTAAAACTGTAGCTAAAGTAGATAGACCAGCTATATCTTCAACTGCGAAATTCTTTGTAATTTTATCATTGTCAACATTTGTTCCAATTAACAAGTCACCTTTTATAGGTGCTACCGATGAATATCTGCTTATTTTCATATCTTAATTATTCTTTTTTAGTGTCAGTTATCTCACCTGTTTTTACATCAATTTGAGCATCGTTACCATACTTAACTGCTAAATCTTTTTCTACTACTGCGTATTCTTCTTTAATCAATTCAATCTGTTTAACAATTCCAATCTTTGAAAGTTCGGCATCGCCTAGTTTCATTTTCAATTGATTAAAATCTCCAAGCATTGATTGAACTTTACTTAGTTCGTCTTTAGTTAATTTCATTATAAATTTTATTTACAGCAAAGATAGG